TAACTAACAAACACATACCCTACCTTATAGACACTACTAACTAGTAGAGTAAGTGTCAATAATTTTTTTTATTTAATTTGATAGATTATGATATTGGATCGATGAACTTACTAATATAATATAGATGAAATGATATAATACACACACATGCGCCGCGGAATTTTTTTTTCGCTAAGCAATTACCACACAATTAAGCCGCTAACGTGTTAATTCCTTTCTAGTTAGCGCACATGGCCACAGCAATAAATGTTACATAGCTACTTTGCTGTGGCTTTTTTATATTTATACCACCGCTTGGATTGCGGTACCAACCAGCCTACCCGCCATGCACACATAATTTTTTCTTATATAACTGTCGCTATACCTGCAGTTACACGATTCGCATATATGCAAGTAACACTTTACCAAAATGAGTTAGTGGTTTATATAATAAACCTGTTGCTTTTTTGATAAAGTGTTAGTATATTACTAACGTCGAATACTATGGTTTGCTACGGGCGCGCGGCGTGTAAGCTAAATAGAGAAAAAACTTTTGTTATCATTATGCGTGTATATAGGTATACCGCGCCACCCACCATTCAGAGCATCCCCAGCGTACTAACCGATAACAGCGACAATACATATATACCGCATAAAGGTACCAAAGTGACGAAGTCGACGCGCGAAGCGCGGTATTAGCAGCAATGCGCAGCAACGCGGCAGCTAGCATCTTCATTTGGTTTTTCGGTTTGGTTAAAGGTATCGTTTAACGGGCTGAGGGAGTATATATAATAATGTCATTTTTTTACTATATAAAACTACCATACATTAAAAAAAATTATAAAAAAAATGTATGTTATAAGGTACGTATACATACTTATTATAACAATGGTTATATCTAAAGAACAGCTAATCTCAAATTTAAAGAATAATATCTATTGCATTATAGATAAGTCTGATATCCATGGAGTAGGTGTATTCGCTATACGTACTATACCTGCTAATACTAATCCGTTTATATTAGCTGATGGTAATGCTAAAGTATATAATACAATAGGTATAGTAGATGATGATTTAAAGGGTGTGCCTAAGTCTGTAGTTAAGTTATTAGATAAATACCTTATACCTGATGATTACTATCCTGTTATATCTAATGGTCTTAATGATATGGATATATCATTTTATATAAATCATTCAGATACGCCTAATGTAAAAACTGCATATACAAGGGGTAATGATTTGCTGGAATTTAATACTATCAGAAAAATCAAAAAAGGTGAAGAATTATTATATGATTATAATTCATAATAATATTTATATACATAATGGAAGAGTTAATTCCCATTGTATTAATGATCGCACTTTTATACATTGTAGCGTATATTCAAAAGCAGGATAAATGAACGGACAAGATAAACAAAATTTAAATGTAATACTCGAACGAATGGATCAAGCGGATAAAGACCGCGACCAGATGCATACAGATATTAAATTTATTAAAGAAAACCTATTTAATCCACATACAGGCTTATGGACTGAAACTAAACAGAATACACAATTTAGAGAGAATACAACTAAATGGCGTGGAGTTATCGGCGCCGGTTTTGTCGGTCTTATGTTTAAACAACTATACGACTTCTTTATTAGCTAATCACATATCCATATATATTGTAAAAAAAAATAAAAAAAACCGTGCCCTCAATTGCGTTTTTTTGGTATATTAAAGTGCATTAAAAAGGGAGTTATGATGAATTTTAAATATTCAGAAAATGAAAAACAAAAGTATCTTAAATCAATGGATAGGCTTACAGGGAATATTGCTGATAAGTATAATACATTCAATTCTAAAGATGATGATATAAGTAAACAGTTCAGGGAAAGATTCAAAGATTCCTTAGCAATTAAACCTGGTTTAAAATTCGATAAAATAGTAATGGGTACTTCTGTTTGGGGTTTTGTAGCTAAGAAGAATTTCCGCCATAAAGGTATAGATGTTAAAGTTGGTGATGTAATGAAAGCTGCTACCTTTAGACAAGCGGCTAGACATCCACGTGGTAGCATATTCGATAAGAATACAGATTGGTTTAGTTGGTCTGGTCCTGAATATATGTTCACTAAGAAAGCGAGATTGGAATCTAAGTAATGAGAGATATAACTATTCATTGGCGTAAGGATGGTAAACGAGTTATGTCAATTGATTATGGGCATAAAATTGAAGAGCATGTAATTGGATCCGTAAGTATTAAAAAAGATAAGAATGGTAAAGTGGATTGTAAATAAATGGTACAGGCATGAGCCTGAATGTGTATGTGGATATAATATGAAACCTGTTAAGACACTCAATAGATATGAATCTATAGATGGGAAATGGGAATGCATCTTTACTAAATCATGTGGGTGGGGAGCATGGCAAACTACTAATGGTACATTACATTGGTATAAATTATAATTATGCGGGTGTTGTATAATGGTATTACCTCAGCCTTCCAAGCTGATGATGTCGGTTCGATTCCGTCCACCCGCTCAATGAGTGCGTAGCCCGATTTGGAAAGGGGGCGGACTGTAAATCCGTTTAACCATCAAGTAGGTTCGAATCCTACCGCACTCACTAGAAGGAGAATAATATGAAGACAATGAAATACTTTAGTGCTGTATGGTGTGGCCCATGTAAAGCATTTAAACCCATTATGCAAGAAATAGCCAATGACGGTTATCAAGTTGCATTCATGGATATAGATGTACATAAGGATTTAGCAGAAGAATATAATGTCCGATCAGTGCCAACTCTAGTTATAGAAGATATGGTTAATAATGAGTTGGTAGAAGTAGATAGAATAGTTGGGACATCTAGTAAAGAAACAGTACTATCAATGTTATCTTAAAATAAAAGAGGTTATAAGATATGGGATTTAATTTAGAACTATCATCAGCTATTGATGAAGCATATTCAGTATATTATAAAGATGAAAATAAAAAGCCATCTAATGAAGATATACGAGATTACGTAGTTGATTGGATGTGTGAGAGATTTGATATGACTGAAGAATCAGCTGATAAATATTTCTGGAAATATTATAAACATTTAATAAGTAATAGGATAGATTAAAATGAAAAAATCGGTTATTATATTTGATTTAGATGGCACGCTTGCTTTAATAGATAAGCGTAGAAAGTTAGCCACTAAAGAAAATGATAAGTTGGATTGGGAAGTATTCCACCATCCAGATAATATTAAATTAGATGAACCTAATTGGCCCGTTATTGAAATAGCTAGGTTATTTAAGAAAGCTGGATATTACATCTTCATCTTTTCAGGTAGATCTGATATAACAGAAGATGAAACTAAACATTGGTTACAACTATATCAGGTTCCTTATGATAGACTTATCATGAGACCTCATAAGACATTAAACTTTGTTCCTGATGAAAAGCTTAAGAAGAAGTTTATTGACGATGCACCTTTCAGTTTGGATCAGGTATACTGTGTATTTGATGATAGGCAAAAGGTTGTTGATATGTGGAGAAGTTTAGGTCTTACAGTATTTCAAGTAGCAGAGGGAAATTTCTAGAAATGCGCGCACATTGGCAGATGATAACTAACGAACATACATACGACGTTGGACAAGTAAAGGTAGAAACTAATGGTTCTCATTCACATAGATTAAGAATACTTAAAATGACTATGGAGAATTGGAATAAAAATAAAGGTATGAACTATAGTGAAGGAGATGATATAACTCAGATGTATAACTCTAATTTAAATAAAGTTAAAATATTGTTTGAAAGGTTAGAAACCAATGTTGTAGAAAATCTTAGTAAGGACCAGATGATAGAAATGAACAAACTGTTTAAAAGATATGGTGGTAAAAGAGATGGGTAACAAGAAAGATAATAAGAAAGATAATAAGCAAGTAAATAAAAAAGATACTGGAGCTGGTAAAGGTGATAAACTAAGAAGAGGAATAGCTCAAAATGAGTGGGAAAACCGGTGGGAAAAAATATTCAAAAAGGATTGAAATGTTATCTGAATGGGCTATATATATAATATTTATTATTGTAAGTTACACTAATTAAGGTCACGCATGGAACTAGCTTTACATAACATTAATAACGTTCGGAGAAATCAGATGATAGATGAATCATCCATACAAGTTCTAATTGGGAAATATGGTTGGTTATTTATAGCAGGTATTATTACACTGCTATTTCAAAATACTATACGTGAGGCTGTGGATGGCTTAATGGTCTTTTTAGGCAATGACTATAATGAAGACGATGTTGTTGAAGTGGACGGCGCGCCTGGAAGAATAGTCAGAGTGGGTTTATGGAAAACAGTATTCTTTATTTATCATGTACGTGATGGCGCTGTGGTAGGCGGGTCTAAATTAGTTGTTGCTAATTCAAAACTCAAAGATTTAAAAATAGAAAAACCTCTAGCTAACTTAGATCTATCTAAATACACCCCATCAAAAAAATGAAAATAAATAAAAAAACCTGTTGCCCCCAATTGGGTTTTAGCTGTATATTTAAGTAATAAATAAGGAGCTAAAATGAAGGTTTTAAATAAAAAAATGATTGACACTGTTGTTGTTGTTGAGAAGTTAGGTTCTCGCTATATGGCAACAGATTCTGATAATAAAGATTACACGTCTTATATTTACCCACCAGCAAGAAGTAAAGCATATAAAAATAATAATGCTTTGATGGTTGTTGAAACCAGTTCTGGTAAGCTTTATTGGAAAGCGGTTGATATGGATGTTTATAAAGATACACTTAATGTACTTAAACGTGATGAGTCCATTGAAGTACCTGAAGGTCATAATGACGCAGTTGATTTTATTCACGATTCTTATAAACTTAAACCTAAGGGTTTAGTTATGAATGAACTTAAATGGAAGTATCTTGTAAGATCTGCAGTTCGTGGTAAGAATATAATGATGACTGGTTCTGCTGGTTCGGGTAAAACTATGGCTGCTAAGTCATTAGTTAATGCTCTAGAGCGCCCTGATTTTTATTTTAATTTAGGTGCGACTCAAGATCCACGTTCTACTTTAATCGGTAATACTCATTTTAATAAAGATGATGGAACTTATTTTTCTGAGTCTTTGTTTGTTAAAGCTATCAAAACACCAGATGCGATTATCTTACTTGATGAGTTAACTCGCGCACATCCCGATGCTTGGAATATCTTAATGACAGTTCTTGATCCAGGTCAACGTTATCTTAGATTAGATGAAGCTGATGGGTCGGAAACGATTAATGTAGCCCCTGGTGTTACTTTTATAGCTACCGCTAATATAGGTAATGAGTATACAGCTACTAGAGTTTTAGATAAAGCTCTATTAGATAGATTCACTGTTATTGAAATGGATCTTCTTGATGAAAAGGAAGAACACGGTTTACTTAGCTATATGTTCCCTCATGTTGATGTTGATGAACTTTCGAAAATTGCTAAGATTGCAAATCTAACGCGGCTTGAATCTAATAATGAAAACCCACGGATTGATAATGGAATCAGTACAAGAACTTCTGTTGAAATTGCTGGATTACTTTATGATGGTTTTGCTCTAATAGAAGCGGCTGACATTACAATATATCCACAGTATGATGCTACAGGCGGTACAGATTCTGAAAGAACTTTTGTTAAACAAATTGTACAAAAGTTTATTGATGATGGATCTGATGATGAGTTATTTACTGAAGAAGAGATGGAAGAAACTGCCGCATAATTTTTAGCTCCATATGGGCGCATTGTATTAATTTCCTTTGCGCCCATTTATATTCAGGTTCATAATTATTATTATGAATAAGAATTTAACGAATGAGGAAATGATTGAATACATTGTTGTAGGTATACTTATAGGTATAGCTATTGGTTTTATTTTGAAAGTTATTTTGGATACATATATTTTAGTTGATACTTTACCTTATTAATGAATAAACTTATACTTTTAATGGTTACTATAGTAATAGGTAACATAGTTGCATTCTTTCAATTGCAAAGTCATTATATATGGCCCCACCTAAAATGGTTAAAGTCATTACCATTTATATTAACACTTAGTGTACCATGTGCACTCTTATTTTTTACATCTACTAAACTATCATATGAATATTTTGGTGCGTATTGGAATATTCGTTTGATCGGCTTCGGGGTCGGTACAATTGTCTTTGGTGCTTTAACATGGTTATTATTACATGAATTACCAACGTTAAAAAATGTGGTATCAATACTATTAGCGTTAGCTATTATTTTACTACAGGTAACAAATATAAAATAAATGAAAAAACCTGTTGCCCCCAATGGGGTTTTGTTTGTATTATTAGTTAATGAATAAGGAGCTAAAATGTTAAAGTTAAATCAATATTCAGATTTTTGGATTAATAATACATCTTCTGCTGTTGACGATTTACTTGGCTTAAATGAAGAAATTAAAAAAGGTAGAGACCTAGTTGCTTTAACTAGTTACCGTCGCGCTATAGCTAACTTTGTTAGCATTATAACTAATGAGAATATCCCTGTTAGATTTAAAGATGGTCAATCATTTACTGATGGCAAATCTGTAACTGTTGGTGCAAATTTAAATGATAAAAATTTTGATGTTGCTGTTGGATTAGCGTTACATGAAGGATCTCACATCAAATTATCTGATTTCGGATTTTTAGGAATGATGACTGATTATATCGAAAAACCTATATACAAATTAGCTGATGAAAAGGGTTTTAGTAGCTGGGAAGCTGAACTTCATATTAAATCATTATTAAATTATATTGAAGATAGAAGAATTGATTATTATGTATTTAGTACATCACCTGGTTATAAAGGATATTACCACTCGATGTATGATAAATATTTTAATAATAAAGTTATTGATAAAGCTTTACAGTCTAGTGAATACACCGATGAGGTTTGGAAATCTTATGAGTTTAGACTTATAAATCTTCATAATAAAAATCGTAATTTAAATGCACTAAACGGACTTAAAGAAATTTGGAATCTTATTGATTTAAAAAATATATCAAGACTTAGTAATACAACTCAAGTATTTAATGTTGCTATTGAAGTTTATAAAGTTATATTAAATAACTTAGGTGATGCGGTAGAAGAAGTTGATAAAGACACTGGCGAGATTAATACTAGACCAGCCGGAACTAATGAAAATGCAGATGATAATGGTACTACTGTTGACACTGGTGATGCTAAAATGAAACCTGCTGGTGATGAAATAAAACCTGGTAATGGTTCTGATCTGGAAGAATTGTCACCTAGACAAAAATCTTTATTAGAAAAAGCTGTACAGAAGCAAGAAGATTTTATAAAAGGTAATATTAAAAAAGCTAAGCTTAGTAAAAAAGATTCTAAAACAATGAATACTTTAGAAACAGCCGGTGCTAGATATGAAGAAATTAATTTAGAAAATAAATGGGGTTATAAATCATCTGTAAAAACATTAGTGATAAGGGAATTAACTAAAGACTTGATAGATTCAGATGAGTTTAGAGTAGCCAACGATTGGAATGAAAAATCTTATGATAGAAGTTATAATGGTTATGACTATGTTGAAGAAGGTATTAGATTGGGCACAATGCTTGGTCGTAAGTTAAAAATTCGTGGCGAAGAAAAAACAATTAAATATAATCGTAAAAGTACTGGTAAGATCGATCGTCGCATTATTGCCGAACTCGGTTTTAATAACGAAAATGTTTTTAGTCAAGTATTTGTAGAAAGATATAATAAAGCAGATGTACATATATCAATTGATGCCTCAGGATCTATGAATGGCTACTGTTGGAATAAGGCTATGACTGCTGCAATTGCAATAATTAAAGCTGCTGAAATGGCCGGTAATATACACGTTGTTGTAACTATAAGATCAACACACGATAATGCTAAAACTCCACTGATTATGGTAGTATATGATTCTAAAAAAGATAAGCTCACTAAAGTAAAATCTTTATTTAAATATTTAAGCCCAGCGGGTACGACTCCTGAAGGTTTAACATTCGAAGCTATATCAAAAGAGTTAATACCTGGTGGACGTGATAATGATTCTTATTTCATTAATTTTTCAGATGGAATGCCAATGTTTTATAATGATGAAATAAATTATAATGGTGATACTGCTATTAATCATACTAGAAAAAGTATTGAGAATATACGTAGAGATGGAATTAAAGTATTAAGTTACTTTATTGGTGAGTCCTACACACGCACACATCATGCTGATGATTTCAAAAAAATGTATGGTGTTGTTGCTAGGTTTATTAATCCTACTAATATGATGGAAGTGGCTAGAACAATGAATAATAAATTTTTGGAAAGGTAGTATCTGAGCGAAGCGAAGTTATTTTATTATAATAATAATAAACAATACAATAAATAATATTATTATATTATAATATAATTAGGGTTGTTATAACCCAAACACGCAAAAAAAATTAATGGTTTTGGTAAAAAGGATTATATATATTATTGAAGGTTATTGATATCGCTCAAAGGAGGATATCACGTTTGACTAAATAGTAAACATAATAAGGAGAAATAAAATGACTAAAGTTGCATTCAACACAAACCTACCAACGTTCCTTTCTAGGGACGAATTTTTAACACCTTTCGATAAAGTATTTGATAAGTTCTTTGAACAATCATTTCCAGATGTTGTAAAAACAGTTGGAGTTAAACCTTTTGAAGGATCTGCATATCCAAAGGTAAATGTATATGAGTATGATGATAAGATTGGTATCATTGCTGAAATTCCTGGACTAGATAAAGATCAACTATATATAGAAGTTGAGGATGGTGTATTAACTATATCAGGTGACAAACACGGTTTTGATGATACTAATAGTGCCAAAGTTATTAGAAGAGAATTAAAACATTCTTCATTCAAGCGTTCTTTCGAACTCGGCGATTCGCTAGATGGCGATAGTGTAAAGGCTACGTTTAAAGATGGTGTGCTTTCCATAAACATACCTAAGCTAGAGCCGGCGCAGCCTAAAAAGAAGTTCATTAAGATTAGCTAGTGCGTATAGTCGAAGCGCAGGGGGCATTATATTGTGTTAAAAAAACGTATCCCACAGATACAGAAATAGGTTATGAAGAATTAAAACGGCAATGGAAAGCCGATATAATTTTAAGACAAAACGATATTTTGTACCTCTGCGAATCGATTATAGAAGCTGAATGGGAAGATAAATAAAAAAATAAATGAAAATAACTGTTGCCCCGTATAGAAAAACTTTAGTATATTATACTTATATTATATGGCTAAAAAAATAAAAAAGAGTTATCACAGTTATCATAAAGATGGTAAAAGATATATGTCATGCATGAATGGGTGTGGTACATATGATAGGGTTGTTGAAGAAACAGTATCTATTAAATGTTGGAAATGTATATTTAATATAATAGGATTTCCTAAAGAACCCAAATCAACTTACAAACCAACAGGCCGTCCAGCGGGATGGCATTGGATGGTAGAGTTTGTAGATAAAGATGGTAATGTGTTTTATAAGGGTAAAGAACAACCTAAACTGAAGGGCACGCTACCACCTACTAAGGTGAAACCCAAAAAGAAAATAAAACGTAGAACTAAAGAACAGCTTTTGATTGAAAGAGAAAAGAAGAAAAAGGTAGCTCTCAAGAAAGCAATCCAGCAACAAAAAGATTTTATTAACCATAAGTTCAAAGCGGAAGCATAGTGATTTTAATCAATGATAAATTTAAAGAATTTAGTACAACTAAATGTGATGATATAGATTTAGAAGCTGGTGAAAAACTAGCGGCTGAGTTGTTTAAACATTTAAACAAATCTAAGAGTGGTGTTGGGTTAGCCGCACCTCAAATAGGTGAATTAAAACGGGTATGTGTTATTAACGTTAAGTATCCAATGTATTTGATTAACCCACGAATTGTGAAATCAGAAGGTGAAATTGTTTTTTATGAGGGATGCTTATCTTATCCAAATCAAGCAATCAGAACAAAACGATTTACAAACATTACAGTCGAAGCTGATAACTTCGAAGGAAACTCAATGGACTTTACAGTTGGGAATGATCTAGATACTCTAGAGTGCGTAGCAGTACAGCATGAGATAGATCACTTAAATGGTGTGCTAATGTTTGATAGACAGGTGGAATTAAAACCAGTAGTAGCTAAGAAGAAGATTGGTAGAAACGAATTGGTTACTATAACAAATAACAATGATAATTCAACTAAGATTCTTAAATATAAAAAAGCAATGCCTTTGCTTAATACAGGTGAATGGGTATTCACTAATATGGAGACTACATGAATAATAGCATTAAGCAAGTTAATAAAGACATCAAGGAATATGTTGGTACAGAAGAGTTCGATGCTAGAGTTGAACGTCTAGTAGCTGAAGGTGTGTTAGAGATTGTAGGTTGTGAAGATGATGGGACACCTATCGTAAAGTGTACTGAGTTTGGTATGGCTCAAGCGTTAGCTAGTATGTCGGAAATGTTAGATGAAGACTTTGGTCTAACCCAGGATCCAAATTAATTTAAAATAACAAATGCTGGAATAAAAGAACTAGTGGAACCACAATTATTTAATATTTATAATTAGAAGGTACAAGATATGAATGATATAAAAACAGAGAACCGAATATCTAAGTTAGAAGAACAACTTGATTCTATTAATTTTAAATTACATGATAATAGAAGATTGTTAATAAAGATTGTAAGTCAATCAGAGGACTTATTAGATGCTTTCGAATGTATGCATAATCTTATTGATAATTTTATATTACCAGATGGTTTAGATGGTTTCGAAAAACACGCAGAAAATCTTCCCAACCCATTATATATAAAGGAATATAGAAGTATGGCTGAGGTTATACATGAAAAAATAATGGAATTTAAACAATTCGAAAAGGAATTGGAAAGATATAAAGATGAACTCATACCAGGATCCATGGGCGAAGCATGATGCTAAATTTTACATACCATCAGAAACACACAAATATTTAATAAGTTTATTAGAAGATTCAATTGAGACAGGGGATTACGTTCTAGTAGAACGTGCAATAAGTATTTTAGAAGAATTAGAAGATGATGAAAGTTATAATCAATCCGAAGAATATTAATAATAATATGGGCCTGACTGGAAATCGACAGGTGTATATTGATAATAAAGTGCAGCAGAGATTGAGTATGTCTCGTAACAAAAGACTCAACAAACAAGCTGGCGAGGATATTAACCTTGCAGGGTTGGTAATAGATTGGCATTTAGCTGATACTGATCAGGTTGCTGAATTATTCAGCGCACCTAGTCTGGAGCACCAACCAATTTACGCTTACGCGTAGGTTACTGAGTTGTCTAACACTCGGTCATAAAATAAGTTAGACGAACCCTCTTTAGTTAGGATGGAAGTTAGAGATTAAAGAAACTACCAGTTGGTTACTCTGAGTAAAGTAACAAGTAGGTTGTAGGTGACTACTAGCAGGAACCTAACTAAGCTGTGAATGACTTGTTATTAAGTACAGACTGGACTAGGGTTCGAATCCCTACAGGTCCACTAAGAACTCTTATAAAGGTTATTTGTTATGTGGTTACACGTTAACAATAACTAACTGGAGAAACGAAATGAATATCAAGAATATAGTAGCAATTGTAAATGACGGGGTAGCAGGGCTGACAACAGTTTTGTCAAGCGTTGTTGTGCTTGGGATATTTTCTTCCATTATATTTGGAAGTGGATTCCTTGGCGTTGATGTAATTGCTAACCTAATGACAATAATAAAGCAATTTATTGAAGGTGGTTTTGTTGGATTACTCGCTTTACTAATTGTACTAGGGCTATGGAATAAGTGATAAGGAGAAGAGGATGATATCCAGAAAACTACTGTGTGCCGGTGTATGCTTTTTAGCAGCCACTGCGTTCGTGTTAGCAGGTAAAGCAGAGTTTACCGCATGGGCCGATTTTGTTAAATGGGTCTTCGGTATTTATGCAGCTGGTAACGTTGGCGAACATGGTGCTAACGCGGTACTAACTCAGAAGTAAAACGACAGATGTTGCGGTGGTATTCTACCGCAACATCTATTTTAAAAATTAATTGGAGGTTATATGAAATACAATCCCGAGTATATATTGTCACGTTGGGAAAAACTAATGGAATATGTTGAGACATATTTTGAAGGGTCACAAAAAGAAAATATATTAAAACTATATAAACATTTTGAAGAGCGGATGATAGACGCGCCCGCTTCAAGTAGACCACACCACCATAATTGTTTTGTTGGCGGGTACTTAGATCACACTGTTAGAGTGGTAGATACCGCATTGAATATGAAAGAACAATTTATTACTTTGGAAGTAGATGTTACAGCATCAGATTCTGATATTGTATTAGCAGCAATGTTTCATGATTTAGGAAAGGTTGGGGATTTAGATAATCCATATTATATCACACAGACTGATGAGTGGAGAAGAAACAAATTAAAGGAATGGTATACATTTAATAATAAGTTAGAACCTATGAGTGTAACTGATAGGGCTCTATGGTTGTTACAACATTTTGAGGTTAAGGTAAGCCCTGAGGTATGGAAAGCAATTAAACTTAGTGATGGAATGTTTGATGATGGTAATACTAAACTTTTTAGGTCCCCCGATGTTAATAGAAATGTATTACATTATATAGTTCACTTTGCAGATTGGTTAAGTACGATAGCTGAAAAACAACTTTACCAACAATCTCTTGAGGTTGATGAAGATGTTAAATCAAAATTCAATGATTCGTTTAAACAGGCACCTGAACAGAAAAAGAAAGCAGAAAAAAATCTTAGTGAATTGAATAAGAAATTTGAGGAGTTATTTAAATAATGTTATTGGAAATACTTTTAGGGGTATCAATAATATCCCTTGCCTTTAGTTGGTATTTGTTAGTATTATCACTAAGACGTATTAATGCGTATGAAAATTTTATTGATGAATTCCAACAAATTATAACGTATGCAACGGAGCAAATGAAAAGAGTTGATGCTGATGGACATTATAAAGCAGATGATGAAACTGGATTCTTTTTTGAACAACTTAAAGATTTACAAACCCTATTAAACAACATATTTGAAGAGGAGGAAATTAGTGGGACGCAAAAAGACACCAATAAAGAAAAAGAATAAGAGAGTATATTTCGGAGCGGATGTACAGGACGCTATAGTTAGATATAATGAATCAACAGATTCCATATTAAGAAATAAAATATATAGAGATGAGATTGCATATGCATTTGATAAGTTATGTGAGAACATAATCAATACGTTTAAGTTTTCTTATTTTGATTCGCAATTTGAAGATGTTAAGCAAGAAGTTATTTCCTTTCTTGTTATGAATATGCATAAGTATGATCATACTAAAGGATATAAAGCGTTTAGTTATTTTTCAGTTGTTGCTAAGAATTATTTAATTTTAATTAATAATGGAAATTATAAACGAATGAAGCTTCATAGTGATATGGGCGCGACTAGAACTATTAAAGAGTTATCAAAAAAATCATCTGCTAATGAATCTGGAACTTATGTTGGTGACTTTATGGATGAAATTGTATCTTACTTTGATGGTAAAATACCTTTAATTTTTAAAAAGAAACGTGATATTGATATTGCATATTCCATTCTGGAGTTATTAGAGAGACGTGATGATTTGGATAACTTTAATAAGAAAAGTTTATATCTATTAATAAGAGAAATGACTGGGGTTAATACTACATATATAACTAAAGTAGTTAATGAAATGAAAAAACATTATAAACAGATAAGTAACGTTTTTAGTGAAAAAGGAACTGCATCTCATCTATCTAATAATCTAAATATGAAAAAATCGTTTTTAGATGTGTGGACAGAAGTGAGACGAGATAACTAGAGTTAATTCTTTAATAATCTAATCATCTCAAATAAAAAGGCGAATTATATCGCCTTTTTTTATTTTCTTAAAGTTTAATGTAATTCATATTTATATATGAGTAAATGTATTTTAACTAAATAATTGGGGAAAATAATGAGTAACGATTTAGAAATTTTTGACGGTAAAACGTTTCAAGATTTAACAAAGGATATATACGATAATTCAAAGAATAAAAAGTTACAATTAGATTTATTAATTCAAGAGATACATGGGTTTATAACATCTATAGATGACGCTATATTGATAGGACCTATTGTTAAGGAAGTATATGAAGCGGCTATTAAGAACGATGAACATTTAGTTAAGTTAGCTAGTGTATTACAGCGATTGATGTCAAGATCAGTAGCGGGTGCTAATGAGGATAGTTTCCTGTTAACTGATAGTGAGAAAGAAGACTTAATTAGTACATTGCAAGAAACTGCAAATGAAATACAAGAACATAGTGATAAGATAAATAAAATAAAAACACCGGCGAGTAGTTAATATGGGTTCAACATTTGTTTCATATGAAAATGTAAATGCCCCTACGGGATTGTTTGGTTCAAACGGACCGAGTCAAGTATGGTTACAGTTTGTTCCCGGTATTGTTAAATCAGTAGTGACAAGTATTGGTGAAGATGGTTCTGGAGCACAGGATAATGATCCAAGAAAAGTAAATAGCATACTTGCATTTCCACATTACGGAAATGAATTGATAAACACAGCTGAACTTGATGAGGGGAATAGATACTATCCCTTGTTGAGGGGAATGGTTGATGTGCCAACAGAAGGAGATCAAGTGTTATTATGTACCTTTGGCGGCATACAATATTATATGGGACCCGTTAATACGCAAAATAAACCGTCCTGGAATATGGATCACATTAATCTAAAGCGTTCAGAACCTAGAACAGATTATGAAGTGAAGGCTAATAATAGGGATCTTAATGGCCTATCTAAAAATTTTAATGAAAAGAATCCCAAACCAAGATTACAAAAAACATATAAAGATCCATTAGATAACCCCAATGTTGATAAACCAGTGCGTAAGCAAATACACGGTGATTTAGTATTTGAAGGTAGGCATGGTAATAGCATGCGTGTGGGGAGTAGAGATAATGACCCATATATTTTTATGTCAAATGGTAATGTAGGTTCACCATACGAAAGCATCTTAGATAGTTGCTTAATGTCAATGACTACTAGAGGAACTATTAATCAGCATTTACGGGATAGTATAACTAACCCACCAGCATTGTTTGTATTAGCATCTGATACAGTAGAAGAATCTAAACATTTGATGATTGGCGCTGTTGGAATAAGTAACCCGGGTTCTACAGCATCAGAGATAGTATATGGATATAACAAATCACAAATATTTCAAAGCTCAGATAGGATAGTCATTAATGCTAAAACTGATAGTATATTACTATCATCATTTCAGCATGTACATATAGGTGCTGGGAGATCAATGACTATTTCAACTAATCAAGACACAATCTTTGACTCAACAAATATTTATTTGGGACAACAGGCTAAGAAAAATGCAGATAACAATGATGGTCAGGGATTAGTGATCGGAGAAAATTTACGTACATTATTAGAACAGTTAGTTGATATGTTGATTGGAATGAATGGTCATTGCTCTGGCGCTCCAATACCGTTAGGTTATAATGGTGGAGTACCCGGAACATTGACAGCTGAACTAACTAAAATAAAATCTGCATTAATAAAAGGTAAAGCAAATTTTATAAGTACAAAACATTTTATTGAAGAAAACACATAATAGTTATAGGAGAGACTAATGAAAAAGTCAGAATTAAGAATGATGATAAGAGAAGTTGTAAGAGAAGAAGTTAAAATGGAACTTCGACGATTTCTTAAAGAAGCAAAGTTATCATCTAAGAAAAAACCAATTAAACAAACAGTAGTGGCTACAAGGAAACCAGTTTCTAAAGCAACTGCAAAATCGTACTCAAGCAATCCTGTATTGAATGAAGTATTAACAGAGACAGCACAGAATGCTGAATATGAAACGATGGGTGGTGAACCATATACAACAGATAATATGAATTCAGTTTTACAAAATTCATATTCTGATATAATGAATGGTGGTGGATCAAACATAGCAGATGCAACAGTTGCGTCTATGGGAGCGAATCCTAATGCAGTACCTGATCATGTTAAAGATGCTTTGACAAAGGATTATAGTAGTTTTATGAAAACGGTTAAAAAGGCAGACAGTAATAGAAGACCATAATGGGATTAAAGTCAGATATTAAAGATGCATTACTCAAAGCTACTGGAGCTGATAAGGTCGACAATGCTAATATAACTAGTGTTGATAACTTAGCAAAGGACTTATCTACAGCGATAATAGAATTTTTAAAAAAACAAACATGGACTATAACTGAATTAACATCTGTGTTAGAAGTTGAACGGTTAGAAACTAGTACAAACCTAACAGCTGATATTTTACCATCGGTAACTTATATAACACCTGCTGGCGCACCTGCACCATTAACAACCAGACTAAAGGGCGTCAGGATTCCAAAACTTAAGTTAAGTAATAGTGGTGGTCAAGGCGGACAGTTAATAACTATAGGGAAAGCTTATGTGGGTAAGAAAGCTGCGAAGGTTAAAGGTGGCGGCAAGCATGCTGTTAAGTGGAATAACTTTACAAAGGTACAGTTAGATCCAAATAAGATAAAGGGAAAATAAAAAATGGCAGTTCGTGATGTAACAAAAAAGCCTTTCATTGTAGATAGAGATAATGATAGGTTTGTTGGGATTGAATACCCATTCCGCCGTTCAGACGGCAATGAGGGGTGGTTTGCATCAACTAGTACTACAATAGAAGCAGTAAAAACAAATATTAAAATGTTGTTGAGTACTAATAAAGGCGAGCGGATTTTTCAACCCCACTTGGGATTAAATCTACGAAAATTTTTATTTGAACCAATTACAAATGATACTCAAATTGCAGTTGAGAATGAAATAGTTGACGCATTTCAAATGTGGTTACCGTTTGTTGAATTGCAAGATATACAAATAACACTAGGAGGTAATGATCCACTTGGTAAAAATACAATAGGTATTTTTGTTATATTTAATATAATACGTGATCCAACCACATTAGAATCAGTACAGGTTGAGATAGGAGAATAATAATGGCTTACAGTAGCAAAGAATTTAAAGAAAGTAATATTAATTATATTAATAAAGACTTTCAAAGCATCAAGGGTAATTTAATAGAGTATGCTAAATCATACTTTCCCACCACCTATAAGGATTTCAACGAGACATCACCAGGCATGATGTTATTAGAAATGTCTGCATATGTGGGTGATGTTTTATCTTTTTATATAGACCAACAATATCGTGAAATGATGTTACCATTAGCAGAAGAAAGAACAAACGTTGTTAACATTGCACGGATGATGGGATATAAAGTAAAACCAATCATACCAGCGTTTGCTGAATTAGTTGTTAAACAAGTAGTTGGAACTAATGGAAATTCGACAGTTCCTGGACCTGATTATGATAGTGCAGTTGCGATAGCAGAAGGTCTTCAAGCAGTATCATCAACTAATACAGATTTAATTTTTGAAACATTGGATGCAGTTGATTTTACTACTAGTGGGTCAGTAACAGCAGTACCCGAAATAACATCATATGATGCGGATGGCCTTGCTACAGAATTTACATTAACTAGAAGAGTAAAAGCTATATCCGGACAAACTAAACAAAAAACTTTTAGTGTTGGAACACCCACTAAATTTTTGGAATTAAAAATACCCGATAATGATGTTATAGAAATTATTAAAGTTGAAGATGCAAATGGTAATGAGTGGCATGAGGTAGAATATCTAGCACAGGATATGGTACCTCTGGAAAAACATTATTCTTCAATGGGTAGGTCATCAGCTTATACGACTATAGAAGATCCTTCAGCAGAAACATTAGAATTACCAGTACCTTATACATTAGAGTTTATACGAACAAGTAAAAGATTTACAGTTGAAGTAAACGATGACAACACTACATCTTTAATATTTGGAAATGGAATAATGAGAAGTGGGCAAATTCAAGAATCTTCTTTTTTACAATCTGAACAAGTGGGCATTACTGTACCAGGCACTCCAGATAAATTAATTACTGGGATTGATCCTTTACTAGGAGATGAGTATTCAACCTTAGGTGAGACACCTGCTCATACAAGTATGGTTGTTGCTTATAGGGCTGGTGGGGGAATGCAAGCCAATGCAGCTACGGGAAATATAACTACACTTAATGCACCAACTTATTTAAAAGGTTCTGGTGCTACATTAACTGTAACTAATGAGATGCCAGCTAGGGGCGGATCAAATGCTGAATCTATTGAAGAGATAAGACAGCGAGCTAGAGCATTTTTTACAACACAAAATAGATGTGTAACAAAAAATGATTATGAAGCTCGTGTTATGAATATGGCATCCAGGTTTGGTAATATAGCAAAGGTTTATGTTGATAGAGTTAATCTAGCTACACTAGAAGGGGAACCAGTTGATGTAAATGTATCAGAATATTTTGATCTTGATGGTGACGGTTCGGTTGACCATTCAGATTATCAGACTCTTGTTAAGGCGATTGAAAGTACTGTAAGTGAGGTGCTAGCGCTCCCATACAATAGAAATTTACTAAGTAAATATAAATCACCTGAGCTACAAACAATATTAAATCAATTAGAACCGTTTTTTGGATCTGATTCTACACCATCAGTTGCTGTACATGCAGATGGAACCATTGCTACAACAGCGGTAGTAGCTGCAGCATTAGGAACTATTGATGTATGGACACTTTCATATAATAATAATAAGAACTTAGTTACAACACCAGCAGATCCTATAGGAGTTAATATTAAAAATTATTTAAGTCAGTTTAGATTATTAACAGATGAAGTTAATATTAAATCAGGGTATGTCATTAATTTTGGAGTTTTATTTGATGTATATACACATAAGCACGCTAATAAACAAGATGTAAAATTTAAGTGCATTCAAAAGATAACTGATTATTTTAATATAGATAAAGCACAATTTAGACAACCCATACAAGTTAACCAGTTGGAATATGAATTGATGTCTGTTGATGGAGTGAGATCGGTAAATTATGTTTGTCTTACTCAAGGTAATGATTGGAAAGGATCGAACGAAGTTATTTTTTCTCCTCAACTGTGGAATTATAAATGGGATGAAGTTACAGATGATTGGACAACAAGTGGTGGCACAACCGGCTACGGACATTTATATGACTTTGCTTCTTCAGAAGTAAATGGAATAGTAAGACCACCAATAACACCATCAGTATTTGAATTAAAAAATCCTAAACAGAATGTGATGGGGAGGGTACACTAATGCATTATTTTATATACGCAACAAAAGATACTTGGATAAGTAGCGGATCAAACCACATAGATACTGCTTATACAGATGCTAACTTTGGTAAAGATGAAATACTTGAACTTAAAAAAGAATTTTGGAATCAATCATTTGATTATCCAACTCGAATTTTAGTTTCATTTGCAGGAACAGAACTTAATGATGTATCAATGTCTATATCAGATGGGACTATATCCGATCCAAAATTTTATTTAAGGTTATATGAAGCTGAAGGCGTACAGGAATTATCACAAGATTATAAGATCGTAGCCTATCCGTTATCTCAATCGTGGGCAGAAGGAGTCGGTAAGCTTGATGATAAACCAAAAGTAACAAATGGAGCTAGTTGGGTAAACAGAAATTATTATCCGGGAGCATCTGCTGTCACGTGGTCAAACGCTACAGGAACATCAAGTTATGGTGGTAGGTATATAACATCTAGTGGTTGGATAGCATCTCAATCTTTTTCAAATGAGTCACCCGACATTAATATGAATGTAACTGATATAGTTAATAAGTGGTTAAATAAATCAGTTGATAATCACGGAATGCTTTTACGATTTAGTGCTAGTCAAGAAACTAATACTGAGACTCACGGTAAACTTAAATTCTTTTCTTCTAATACAAATACTATATATACCCCCAAGTTGGAAGTTCGATGGGATGATCATAAACCATGTACTGGTTCTAATACCGGTAGTTTATTACAAATGACAATGAGTGGCGAACCTGATTATATATTGTATATGAGGGGCCTTAGAGAAAGCTATAGAGAGAATGAAAAGGTTAAATTTAGAGTTATGCCACGAAAGAGATACGTTCAAAAAACATTTTCTACATCTCTCCAAACACTAACTGGTTCATACATTCCAGAAGGTAGCGGTTCATATTCAATACTTGATTCAGCAACCAATGAAACAATAGTTCCGTTTAGTGCACACTCTTCAATGAGTTGTGATTCAACTAGTAATTATTTTGAACAATGGTTAAATACATTTCAACCTAATCGCGCATATAGGATTTTATATAGAATAAAATTTAACGATAATCAAGAAATAATCTATGATGATGACTTTGAATTTAAAGTACAAGTCTAGGAGATTGTAAATGGCCGATGTCACATATGGTTGCATAGATCCTGCAGCAAAAAACTATGATTCTAATAATGTTGGATGTGATCCCCTTTTCTTCGATCCTATATCAGGGATAGAACCATATCTCGAAAACGAAAGATATTGTTGCAGGTATCTGGATGTTTATGGTTGCATGGACCCTGATGCAAAAAACTATATCTCAAACGCAACTATGGATGATGGAAGTTGTGAATATGAAGATCCACCAGTTGATGTATATGGTTGCACGGACCCTGATGCAAAAAACTATAACCCCAACGCAACTATAGATGATGGAACTTGTGAATACGATGCCCCATCATCTGATGTCTATGGTTGCATGGATCCTATGGCAAAGAACTATGATAGATTTGCAACTATAGATAATGGAAGTTGCGAATTTGAGGATTGGTTACCCGACCCTGATGTATATGGTTGTACGGATCCTGATGCAAAAAACTATAACCCAAACGCAACTATGGATGATGGAGAGTGTGAATATGATGTTTATGGTTGCATGGATCCTGAAGCAACAAACTATATCCCCAACGCAACGTTTCAGACTCCGTTCACTTGTGAATATGAGGAGGAGCCACCATTTGGTGTTCGTGGTTGTACGGATCCTGATGCAAAAAACTATAACTCAAACGCAGTTATAGATGATGGAAGTTGTGGATATGATGATACTCCTGTATTTGGTTGTACGGACGAAGAAGCAATTAATTATGTGGCTTCAGCAACTGACGATGATGGATCGTGTCAGTATGCAAGCGACGATGAAGAAGAAGATGAAGATGATGATGAAGTATTTGGGTGCACTGATATCGACGCATCTAATTATAACCCCGACGCTACATTAGATGATGGCAGTTGTGAATATGATACATATGGGTGCACTGATATCGACGCATCTAATTATAACCCCGACGCTACATTA